GTCGTTTAGCGGTTTGAGTATGGCTATGTCTCAAAACTTGTGGTCTGTAAGTGCCTTGGCGGTGGAGTTTGGGCTAGACAGGCGCACAGTCGCACAGCGACTTAATAACGTAGAACCTGCTGAGATCAAAGGGCGCGGCAAGAAGTACAAACTTCAGGACGCTGCCAAAGCTATCATTGGTCAGGTCAATATCGGTAATGGCATTGTTTCCTATGATGAAGCTAAAGCGCGTAAGATGGCGGCTGAAGCTGAGTTATCAGAAATACAATTACAGAAAGAGCGTGGCGAGGTCTTGTCACTCGAAGTGATAAACATAATTAACAATGAAATATTTGGTAACTTCAGAGCAAAGTTATTGGCATTACCAGCGAAGGCCGCGCCTGATATATTCGCAAGTTCAAATGTAAAAGAAGCTAAAGCTATCTTGCGTAAAAATGTAAATGCAGTTCTTGAAGAATTGTCCAATATGTTAGTGGAAACTTATGACACTGAAGATACCGAATTTACGAGCGGCAATAAAGACGACAAAGACGATACTTGATATTATAAAACCTCCACCTTTATTAACTGTAAGTGAGTGGAGTGATCGTCACAGAAGATTGTCCCCAGAAGCATCATCCGAAGCTGGTGTTTGGTCAACAAGCCGAGCAGAATATCAACGCGGCATTATGGATGCGATTAGTGATGATACGATTGAGAGTGTAATCATTATGTCTTGTGCCCAGGTCGGCAAGACTGAGATGCTATTAAATCTTATCGGCTATCATATCGAACAAGACCCATCACCCATTCTAGTTGTTCAGCCGACATTGGATATGGCTCAAACATTCAGCAAGGATAGACTTGCGCCGATGTTAAGAGATACTCCGGTCTTGAAAGGCAAGGTCAAAGATCCGCGCGCAAGAGACAGTGGCAACACGACATTGAAGAAGAACTTTGCTGGCGGTCATATTACGATGTGCGGCGCGAACAGTCCCAGTTCACTTGCCAGTCGTCCAATACGAATTGTCTTATGTGATGAAGTTGACCGTTTCCCACCGTCTGCTGGCAGTGAAGGCGATCCGATTGACTTGGCTAGAAAGAGGGCTGCAACATTCCACAATCGTAAATTTGTTATGGTTAGCACTCCGACGTTAGAAGGTTCATCAAGAATTGCATCCGCATTTGAAACAACTGACAAACGGGAATACTATGTACCTTGCCATGAATGTGGTGAACACCATGCTATGAAATGGAAGAATGTTCATTGGGAGCAAGATAGACCGGAAACAGCTTGCTATACTTGTGAACATTGCGGTGCGATATGGGATGACGCGGCTCGGTATAGAGCGATACGCAGGGGTTATTGGCAAGCCACCGTGCCAGACGTAACCGGGAAGGCGGGCTTCCGGTTATCCGGTTTATATTCTCCGTGGACAAGCCTAGAAAATGCTGTTAGAGACTTCCTCGAAGCAAAGAAACTTCCAGAGACATTACGAGTTTGGGTTAACACCTATTTAGGTGAGACTTGGGAAGATGAGGGTGAACGTGTTGATGATTACGACATTTCATCCCATCGAGAAGATTACGGCGAGAAAGTTCCGCAGGGTGTTGTCGTTCTAACTACTGGCGTGGACGTTCAAGACGATAGACTTGAAGTTGAAGTTGTCGGCTGGGGCAGAGATGAAGAAAGTTGGAGCATTGACTATACAACAATTTATGGTGATCCTAATTCTGGTGGCGTATGGGCTGAACTTGACGAATATCTTTCTTTAACTTGGGAAAGAGAAGATGGCGTTCAACTTACGATTAAAGGTTCATGTGTTGATAGTGGCGGTCATCACACTCAAAGTGTGTATCGCTTTTGTAAGCCTAGATTGGGAAAACGCATCTTTGCGATTAAAGGGATTGGGGGTGAAGGCAAACCGCTTGTCAATGGCAAGCCTTCAACAAACAACAATCTCAAATGCAAGCTATGGTCAATCGGCGTTGATACAGCCAAAGAAATTGTCTATTCCCGTCTGAAGATAAAAGAGCAGGGTGCTGGTTATTGTCACTTCCCGGAAAGATATGATGATGAATATTTTAGACAGCTTACTGCTGAAAAAGTAGTCAAGAAATACCATAAGGGTTTTCATCGTAGAGAGTGGATAAAAGTTCGTCCCCGTAACGAAGCACTTGATTGTCGTGTCTATGCTTTGGCAGCATTGTCAATACTTGGAATTTCGGTTAATATGTTGGCGCAAAGGTCTGTTAGAGCAGACATTAAAGATGAAGATATTGAAAAAGCCAAACCGAAGAAGCGTAAGGCAGCGCGGAAATCAAGTGGCTTTGTGCAGGGTTGGCGTTGATGGCTCAGAAGTTTAGAACTTTTACTGTAAGAGAGAAACAGAAGGTACGTCGCAGAGGCCGACACGCTAAGAAAGTTAAGAGGGCAGAACGTAAACAGACACTCTTTACCGGAGGGGCTTGCCGTGGCTAACTTATTCGATAGTGCAAATGCGCCAGTTGGTGTTCCTGAAGAAGTTTTTATTGGTGACTTTATACAGTTTAAGATAACTGAGTTTTCTTCAGATTATTCTAATTCATTACATACTATGAGATTTGTCGCCAGAATATCAACTGGTGGAAATACGGAAATAACTGTAACTGCAAGCGCGCTAGATAATGATTATTTATTTTCTATACCTTCCGCAACAAGCGCAAGTTATACGGCTGGTGAATATCATTATCAGTTAGAGATTGAGCGAAACAGTGACAATGAACGTATCGTTGTTGATCGTGGGCAAATAAAATTTTCTACTGATTATGATAATAATATTGATCCAAGGCATCATGCAGAAATTATGCTGGGTAAAATTCAAAGCATATTAGAAGGCAAAGCAGATAGTGATGTATCTAGTTATTCAATCGCTGGCAGATCGTTAACTAAACTTGGCATTGATGAATTATTACAGTGGCGTGATTATTATAGACGCGAAGTTAATGAGATAAAGAAAAAGGAAAGAATAACTCATGGTCGTAAAACTAAATCTACAATTATCGGAAGGTTTTAGTGATGGGTATTTTAGACTTTCTTAATCGTTCCGAGAAACCAAAGAAGCTAAAGTATAAGCAGCTTTATCGTAATTATTCTGGTGCAAATTCTGGTCGCTTATATACAGACTTCGTGGCATCAAGTTTTTCTGCTGATAGTGAACTTAAAAATGCTTTGCCAGTATTACGAAACAGAAGTCGTGATCTTGCGCGCAACAATGAATATGCAAAGCGTTTTCTTAATCTGATTAAAACAAATGTAGTTGGCGAGACTGGCTTTAACACTCAAGTTCGAGGTCGTAATCCTGATGGTGGGTTGGATGCGGCTGGCAATAGAATAATAGAAGAAGCGTTTACTGCTTGGGGCAGACTTGGCAATGCAGATGTAACCGGGCGATTAAGCTGGTTAGATTGTCAGCGCATTGCGGCTGAAACACTTGCAAGAGATGGTGAAGTCTTTATCAAAAAGATACGCAACAGACGCTACCGCAATAATTTCACTTTGCAGTTTATCGAAAGCGATATGGTTGACGATCAAAAGAATGGTCGCAATGAAAGCAATAACAATGAAATTCGTATGGGCGTAGAACTGGATGAGTTTCATAGGCCAGTTGCTTATTATGTTTTGACAGAGCATCCTAATGATAGCTTCTTCCAAAGCCCAAGAGCAAGAGAGCATGTAAGAGTTCCGGCAGATGAGATGATACACGTCTTTATGCCGACAAGGGCTTATCAAACTAGAGGTGAGCCGTTTATGTCCCCGGCAATCGAAGGCCTGAAAATGTTGAATGGCTTTGCTGAAGCAAGCTTGGTTGCGGCAAGAGCATCTGCATCTAAGTTTGCTGTATTGACTTCACCAAGTGGAGAAGATTTTGTTGGTGATGATGAGACTGAACAAGATGTTCCTATTGTTGATTTTGAGCCAGCATCCATATTCCAGTTGCCGGAAGGTCAAGACTTGAAACTGATTGACCCTAATCATCCGACGACTACATTTGATGATTTCCAGAAAGCAATCTTACGCGGCATAGCTTCAGGCCTTAATGTTTCCTATACAAGCCTATCGAATGACTTGACCGGAGTTTCATACAGTTCAATTCGTCAAGGCACTATTGAAGAGCGTGACCATTACAAAATGTTGCAATCATTTCTGATACAGCATTTCTGTCAGCCAATATTTATGTCCTGGTTAGAAAGCACAATGACAGCCGGAGATATTCCAATACCTATGAACAAGTTTGATAAATTTGCGGATAACGTCATATTCCGGGGCAGAGGTTTTGCATGGGTTGATCCGCAACGTGAGATTAATGCTAATATTGCTGCTGTATCTAATGGCATGGTTAGCCTGTCAGATATTGCCGCAAATTATGGTCGTGATGTTGAAGATGTATTCTCTCAAATACAATCAGATAAAGAGATGGCAGAGCGGTATGGATTGAAACTTGCGTTTGAACCATTTGGTGCGAAGTTGCCAACTGAAGCAGATGTAGAA